AGTGGAAAAGAGATTGCTTTAAACATACCGAAAATGACAGCAGGAATGGTAAACTCTGGAGCAGGAGATGCTTCTGTCACTTCTTTTGATTTAGGAACGGTATTTACTGTGGCTTTTTCTGCCGATATTACAGTAAGCAAAAACACAGTTCTGCAATCAAGTGTTACCAACTCTATGATTGGATTAGACTTAGGCTCTGTAACGATAGCTTCTGGTGGCTCTGCATCCAACCTATCATTTACGCAATCTGGCTATGGTCTGCATAGGTGGGTAATTACAAGGAACACAAATCAGTATTATATTTACAGAGATGGGGTTCAAGTTGCATCGCAGAACACAGCAATATTAGGAAGTCTGACTCAATTTGATAGAGTCTTTAGAGGTGATTACCCTTATAACACTTACACAACAGCAAAGTATGGTGAAATATTTATATCTTCAGATGCTAAAAGTGCCTCTTGGGTAACTGACGACTGGACTCTTGCAAGCAGACCAGGTTGGAATGGTAAATACTATTACACTTCCGAATCAAACATAACTCACTTATGGCATTTTGACGAAGGTTCAGGAACGAGTGCAACAGATTTAGTTGGTGGAAATACTATTACAATACCTACGCCAACTTGGTCTACTGGCATATTATGTGCTGAATTGAAGAGAAGAGTAGACACAACAGGTTCAGGCGACTTCTCTTTTACAGGTGTTGATTCAATGTATGGAACACCTGCTTTATTTTTCATCAATGGCGAAACAGTTAAGGGAGCTTTACTTACGAACCTAACCGAAGGAACGACAGCTGTCACAGGCGTAACAATGGAGCAAGACACGATGGTAATAGGAGATACTAACCTAAATCCTTTAGTAAGTTATGCAAGTGCTTTTACTATTGCATCAACAGCTATAACTGATTATTGTTTCAGAGCAACTTCAAATGTCTTATATTATAGAGATGGTTGTGATTTACTCGTACCGACAGGTTGCACTTATACAGGAACTCAGATTATAAGAGATAGTGGAGAAACCGGAACGATTACAATAGACGGAACTCTAACAGCTATTACTAAACTCATTTCTGATACAGCTATCAATTTAAATGGAACAATGCCAGGAGGTGATGTTCAAGTGGGTGGTTCAACGACTTGTGATGTAACGGTAACTTCAGACTGCCATTTAACCTCATACGGAAGTGATGTGGTCAGAGATTTAACCGTTACAAGCCCAGCAGACTGCCAATGTAGTGCTTTTGTATTAAAGGGTGATTTAACCAGTTCAGGAACATTCTTTAGCAGTTCATTATCTTTACAAGGAACATCTCAAACTATAACTAACACAGGAACTTTTAGCACGGGGTATTTTTCACCTTGTGCTACAGTTAATCTATTTGGTGATATGACTATTGGTTACTTTACCAATCCATCTGCTCAAGACATTTCAATTACTTTTGAACACGGCAAGACTTATGAGTTGGGTAACTTTGAAGATACAGGAAGCTCACCAGGACACGAAATGCACTTTAGAAGTGATGTTCCAGGTTCAAGATATACGATAGACAATATTTCAGGTGGACCGCTAACAACATTTTACATAGACGTTCAAGACAGTAATGTTTCAACAAATGATTTCAACGCAAAAAGGTCGGTAGATAGTGGGAACACAGACAAATTATCAGCAACACCTCATTGGGTATTCTGGGAATATCAAAAGGGGTTTAGATTAAATCATAATTAAAAAATGACACAAGAACAATTAGAAAATTTAAAGGCACGAAAGGTTATCATTGAACAAGCTAAAGAAAGAGGGATTGAAATGAAAAAAGTAGCCGAGGGTATGATTACTAGAGCTGATTTAGACTTAGTCAAGATAAATGAGCAGATTACCTTAGAAGAAACACCAGTAGTTGAGGAAATAGAGACCCCAGAAAGTCTATAAACTTCTAAGAGTTCTTTAACACAAGGAGGGCGAAATGAGAAAGGATAGACACCACCGACTTCCGAAGATTCACGGCGGTAGAAGAAACAAGAAGAATATGGTGAAAGTTCCTATGGACTTACATCATTGGTTTCACAAAATCTTCTCTCGCCACAATGGTGAAGCTATGTCCGTAGAGGAAATAGCTCACGAGTTGAACACCGTCTGGTGTGACCCAAACAGTTTGTTTGTTATCGTTAAACGAAACAACCGAGCCTATGATACTCAACTTGGTGGTGCATAACCACAGCCCACTCCGAGCTATATCGGAGTAACTAACAATTTACTTTATTAACAGTTTAAGGTATAATTAAAAAGACTTAAACATAATTTATAAACAAAATGGATGAGAATTTAAAACCATTAGCAACTAGAGAACATCAACAAGCCTACGGCTTTGATAGACAGGATAGAGACCTTCTAATCCGTTTAAACACAAGAGTAGAGGATTTAATTACTTCTTTAGAAAAGAAAGATAATATTTTAGCCCAAGATATAGGAGGTTTGAAAGCTGGTAAATTAGATAAAGATATTTATACAGCTCACTGTAAGGAAGATGAGAAAGAACTAGAGAATACTAAAAGAGTCCAAGACGAACACTCGGTTGATATTAAAAATTTAAATAAATACTTATGGATAGGGATGGGAGCTTTAGCAGTAATTCAATTTTTAATGCCTTTCGTTATAAATAAATATTTTAAATAAAATGAATAAACCAAAATTTAGTGTTGCACTTATCGCAAAAAATGAAGCATTAACTCTACCAAGAATGATTGGTTCTCTTAAAGAGTTCCAAGAAAGAGGTGGTGACATTTGGGTTTTAGACACTGGGTCAACTGACAACACGATTGAAGTAGCTAAATCTCTCGGGTGCAAAGTAGAAGCTGTCGGTGACAAATTTAGAATAAACATAGATAAAGAATTAGCAGATAAAATCAATGCTAAATTCATAGTAGAAGGCGAGGCTCCAGTGGTAAATGCCGGTGAGTCTCTTTTTGATTTTGCATCAGCTCGTAACTATATAGCTGATTTTCCAGACTGCGATATTATAGCTACCCCTGACTGTGATGAGGTATTTACAAAATTTGATATTGATAAACTAGATGAAGCTATTACTAATGGTGCTGAACAACTGGAATATGAGTTTGTGTTTTCTCACGATAAACTTGGTAATCCGGTCATTAAATTTCGTCACTGCAAATTTTATAATAGAAAAATTCTAAGATGGGTTGGAATTATTCACGAGATTTTAACAGGAAACGCCAAGACGAAATATCTTGGAGAGGACATAATTAAATTGGAACATTACCAAAATGAAAAAACAAACAGAACAGGATACCTTAAAGGCTTGGCGATTGATTGCTATAACAATCCTAGCAATGACCGTAACTCTCATTATTTTGCGAGGGAAATGCTTTATCTAGGTAGATACCGCTCTGCAATAAAAGAGTTTTTAAATCATATTTCAATGGGTCGCTGGGTAACTGAAGCCGCCCAGTCAATGTTATATGTTGGAGATGCGTATAGAGCATTAGGTAAGACAGATGAAATGCTCCTTTGGTGGATAAAATCTGTTGAGAAAGAAGCTCGCCGAGAACCTTTGATGCGATTAGCTGAATACTATTTTAGTAAAAATATGCACGCTCAAGTAATTGTTTATTCTGAAGCGGCTTTGTCTATTACCCAGATTCCATTTTATTCTAATCACCAACCATACTACGAGAATGTTCCACACGAACTCCTCTACATTTCTTACTGGTGGATAGGTAATAAATTACACAGTTATGAACACTGGAAGAAAGCTCTAGCCTATAATCCTACTAACCCCAAGTATATTGCTGACGGTTCTTTCTACGATTCAACAAAAAAACCAGAGCCTATAAAGCCTAAATTGAGCTTCGTAATACCTACCCTCGGTAGAGAGGAAGGCTTAATAAGGTGTTTGAACTCAATTAAAGCTCTCAATTACCCACAAGATAGAATTGAAATAATTGTGAAGCCTGACAGTTTTGAGAATAGAATTGGCGTACCTAAACTTCTGAAACAGGGTTATGAAGAGTCTACTGGCGACTGGATTGTGTTTGCTTCAAACGATACCGAGTTCACTCCGGAATCAATCAATGAAGCTTTAAAAGTTGGAGAGAAAGGTTACGTCGCTTTCAACACTGGAACTTTATCTGCTGACGCTGGGAATATCAATGAGCATTTTATGATTCGTAGAGATATTGTAGGAAAGATAGGAGAGATATTTGATACCGACTTCTGGCACTGTGGCTGTGATAATTTACTCTGGGCAAAGATGAATAAGCTGGGTATTGCTGTACGAGCAGAAAATTCTATCGTCAATCATTATCACTGGACTAAAACTCCAGACCGAAAGATGGATGAAGTCTATAAAACTGGCTGGTCTCACGTCGAGGAAGACCGTGCTTTATTAGCTAAAAAATTATTAGAATTATGAAAAAACCAGAAATAATTTACAATGGTTGTTATGATAATCAGACTGACGAGCAGAAAAGTAAAAACTACAAACAGAGTGATGTTGTTACGGCTGTTGCTCCACCAGTCTTTCCTACAAAAGAACCAAAAAACTTTTTAAGATATCCGATTCGTTCACAGGGTGTGAGCGGTCGATGTGTTGTCTTCACTTATGCCAAAGAGCTTTCCATTTGGTTCTATCAGAAGTACGGGGTGTGGGTAGATTTCTCCACCTGTTTCCCTTATCAATTGCGTTCTAACCCAGACATACCAGGTTGTAACTCTGTTGATATTTACCAAGTCTTCCCTAAAATAGGAAATATCTTTGAGCAATTTATGCCAGGAGATGGTTTGAATAACCAAGACGCAATGGCAGTTCCAATGCCTCCTTATGCTAAAGACTTAGCGAAGATGATAGAGATAAAAAGAATTTCTGTTCCTTTGGATTTTGATACCGTTGCATCAACTCTTCAGAATACTGGTAAAGGAGTGATGCTCTGGTTCCATTACAATCAATATGAATGGAAAGATATTCCTATCATTAGTGAACAACCAATGACTTCTGGTCACTCCATCATCGCTCTTGAACCAGTCACTTATAACGGACAAGAATATCTTGTTTGTGATGAATCGTGGGGTATTGGTCATTCAATGAATGGTCAAAGGTTAATCAGTCGTGAGTATTTTAACCATCGTTGTTACCTGGCTTCTTATCTTATGGCTTTCCGATTTAGTGTTGGAGAACAATCAGATAAACCTCATTTCGATGGTTCAATTATATCCGCACAGCAATGCTTTAAGTGGTTAGGATACTTCCCTACCAATATAGCCGAGGTCGAGAATTGGGGTCCAGTGTCCAGAAGTTCGTGTAAGAAGTTTCAAAAAGCTTATGCCATCTTTCCTCAAGAAGGAAACTTTGGCGATTTAACAAAAGGAAAACTCTATGAGTTATTTCCATAATCAAATAAAAATATGTCAGTCTTAAATTCAGCAGCAAAAATTGTTTTCATCTTAATGGCAGCCGCCGTGGTTGCTGGTCTCTTTCTTGGTAAAATCGAATCAAAAGATTTTATGGTTTTAGCATCTATGGCGTTTGCTTTCTACTTTGTAACGCCAAATAATCCATCAGACGTTGCAGGTTCAGGGAAATAGGTGTAGAATTATATTAGCGTTTAATAAATAATACTCAAAAAATATGTCTTATCAAGCAAATAGAATGGGAGACCCAATGGACTTAGGATACTTTGCGACTCCAACAGCCCTTAATACAGCATACCCGATTGGAGCCGACGGATACTTTGCAACAATTGGTTCAACTGATTCTATTTGGGTATGGGATTCAGGTACAAATGCCTGGGTTGATACAAAAACTTCTGGACCTGTTGGTCCTACTGGTCCAACTGGTCCTGCCGGAACTACTGGTTCAACAGGTCCAACTGGTCCTGCCGGAGCTACTGGTCCAACTGGATATACTGGTCCAGACGGTTCTGCTACTGCAACTGGAGCCACTGGTCCTATCGGTCCAACTGGATATACTGGTCCAGACGGTTCAGCTTCTGCAACTGGAGCCACTGGTCCTATCGGTCCAACTGGCTACACTGGTATGGCTGGAACCCAATATCCCTGGGAAGGAGAATGGGCATCTCCAGGTCCTTATTCAGTAAATGACTGTGTTAGGTATAATGGTAGTGGTTATATTTGTATTCAAAATTCTACAACTCAAGACCCTACAAATACAAATTATTGGAGTCTTTTAGTTCAAGGTGTAACCGGTCCTTCCGGTTCTTTCACTACAGTAGACTCAAAAACAGTTACGGTAACTAATGGAGCAATAACTTCAATCGTCTAATAATAAAATGGCAAATAGATATTATGTTGGAGGAACAGGAGACTGGCACGACACAGCACACTGGAGCACAACTTCTGGTGGTTCTTCTGGTGCTTCAATTCCAACTTCTTCTGATGATGTTTTTATCAATGCCAGTTCCGGTTTCGGGGCTGGTGGAACGATAGGTTTTTCTACTGATGATATAGTATTTCACGACATTACAGCAAACAGTGGACACTCTTGGACAATAACTGACGGCGGAGGTTGGAATATTAGATGTTATGGTTCTATTGTCTTAGAGTCAACGGCAACAATTTCAAATCATCTTTCAATACAAGGAACTGGTACCATACAAACTAATGGTGCTGATTTTACTGTTTATTTCACTATTCAAGGTAATAATACTTTAGCAGGAAATTTAGTCACGGGGGTAGACATAGATATACAAAATGCAACCTTTGATGCAAATGATTTTAATATTACAGCAAGGACTATTGCTGGTTACTACTCGACAGTTTATATGGGTTCAGGTGTTTGGGAGACCCTAGATTATTACAATGCAATGAATGACTGGTCTTTTATTTTTGGGGATGGGATTACAGTATATCCAGAAACATCGACAGTAAAACTATCTGGTACATCTACGGCTTTTGACTCAAACTACACTTTTTATAATGTGTGGCTAAACACTACTGGAAGTTATATAAAAGGAAATAATACTTTTAATGATATAAAGATTACTGGTGGTAAATCGGTAAAATTTACAACCGGCAACAGACAAATAATAAATACTTTCACACCTCTAGGTTCAAGTGGAAACTTAGTCACCATTGATTCAACAAATGGAAGTGACCCATTTTATCTATTTAAACCGACTGGAGTTGTTGGTTCAAATTACTTAGATTTAAGTAACTCAAACACTGAACCAGATATGGAGTCATTATTTGAATCGTTTGGAGACTATAACGAGCAACAATGGTTATTAACTCAAGAACCTGGTCAAGGATATATTGCTTATGCCCAATCTTTCACTGGCAACGGACAAAGAATGTATAGTGCAGGTTATCTATTAACAAAAACAGGTTCACCTACTGGTAATGTTCAAGCTAAGATTTATGCCCATACTGGTACATTTGGCAGTGGTAAACCAGTAGGTTCTCCTATTGCAGTATCAAATTTATTAGATGCCTCAACTCTTGACGGAACACCAGACACTTATTATTTGTTTACATTCAGTGGAGAGAACAGAGTAGTCTTAGAAAATGGAGTGAACTATTGTATATCAATAGAACACGATAACCCATCATATACAGACGTGGTTTCTATTAGTATAAATTCTACATCAAAAACTATGGCTGGAAATTTAAGTTATCCAAATGGTGATGGTAGTTGGACAGCTATTGATTCCGCTGAAGTAATTCTATCCATAAGCTCGATACCATTATCAGCTACTTGGTACGCTGGTAGAAATTCGATAGATAATGGAGGGAACACCGGTTGGATATTTGGTGGACCATTAAGTCCTTTACCTAGCTTTTATCAATCATAATGTTATAATTATAAATATATGTATCCACAAATCACGATAAAACACAATATAGGCAACACCATCGAGATTCCAAATCAGTTGGATATTAAGACGTCTACTTATCTTAGTGCTAATACAGCTGCCGCTTCAGTCGCTTCTCCAGTTGATAATACTACAGACTTCACTGCTGGAGCTCTTTTGCTTATGCTCTCGTCTTTAGGCTCTACTAACTGTGAAATCGTTACTTCTGCTTCTCATACAGCTCAAAACTTTGTGACCGCAGCCGCTGTTATGGCTCACAATCGTGGTGATACAGTCTCTGAAATCAAATACAACCAGGTAGTAATCGCTAAAAATGGTGCTCCTTTAGCTACTTTAACTTTTCAGGTCACACAACAGAATACTGTTTATTATGATGCGGCAGGTTTAACTTCCGACACTTATACTGTTCAATGGAAAAACTCGGTAACAGCTGGTGTATCAACAGTTTCCTCCCCTATCAGTGTTCTGACTTACCCAACTAATTCAGTTGCTACCGTTATCTACCCAGTGCTAAGGGCGATGGGAGTAGATGCTAATGATTCTAAAATCAATGCGGAGTTCTGTATTGGAGCGATTGATGATGCTCGTAAATACACTCAAGGGAAACTTTATGGTATCCGTCACGCTTGGCAACAAGAATTTAATTATCCGATTAAGATGCTCGCTGGAACTAACTATGTAGACTTACCAACTGATATAGACTTCAATGAAACAGACAGGTCAGTGCTTTCCGCTAGAATTATAGTTAATGGAATTCTTACCCCTTTCAATTTAGGATACATTGATAAAAGAGATTGGAATAGTTTTTCATACTGCGTCGCTGGTGGAATAACTCAAGCAGAGGCTTTAATCGGTGCAGTTTCAATTACCTTAGATAGCGTGGGAGATTTCCCTAACACGGCTTCGGGTGTAGCTTATGTTGCTACTACTGGTTTTACACAGACCACTATGCAGATTGCTTACACCTCTATAGACTTAACAACGAATCAGTTACTTGGAGTAACTGGAATAACAAGAGTAATCCCAGCCGGGACTAAGGTCTGGTCGAGACCGACAATTTCACAGCCTATCAGTTACACAGTATTTGACGGAAAATTGTATTTCGACAGAATTATTCCAGACTCAATGCAGGGAAATAACCTCTACATTGATTATTACAAGAAAGTTGATGACGTTGTAAATCTCTACCAAGAGCTCCCAGAGCACTATCGAGAGATTTATAAGTGGTATCTACGTTACGCTATTAAATACCGAAAGAATATTTCACTAGAAAGTAACGACCCAGACTTAAAGAAATTTGAAGATTTGGTGCAAGCCTTATTCAATAATCTTTATACCGGGCAGGAGACTACTATTATTACTGGTTAATTTAACAAAAAAATATGGCATATCAAAATCCCCTAATCCCTCTTGTTGACATTCAGCAACAGGAACAACCAAAGAATGACAGCTCTTACCAGCTGATTACTCTTGGAACAGTCATAGGTAATCCATCCCAATACGCTGGAGCAACCTATGCAAACATATTCGCATTGGAGTGTTTACTCCAAGACCTTAGTGGTTCAGCTGTTTATCAGAACACTGGAACAGTCGCTTCACCTGTTTGGTCAACGATTGGTTCTGGTGCTGCTGGAGCTACAGGTTACACTGGTCCTATCGGTCCAACAGGTTATACAGGTTACACTGGTCCAGCTTCAACCGTAACAGGTTACACTGGTCCTACTGGTTACACTGGTCCTTCTGGTGCCGCTACTGCAACTGGAGCTACTGGTCCTATCGGAGCAACTGGAGCTACTGGTTACACTGGTCCAGATGGAGCCGCTTCATCTACTGGAGCAACTGGTCCTGCCGGAGCAACTGGTCCAACTGGTTACACTGGTCCTATCGGAGCAGCTTCAACCGTAACAGGTTACACTGGTCCTATCGGTCCAACAGGTTACACTGGTCCTACTGGTTACACTGGTCCTATCGGAGCTACTGGTTACACTGGTTCAACATCAGGAAATAGTTATAGTGCTGGTCCTACTGGTCCAGTCCAAACTATCACTGTGGTGAATGGTTTAGTAACTAACATCACCGTTTAGTTTTTCTCCCCCTCTCATCATATTTTGCGGTATGGTGTTAGGGGATAGGAAAGTTAATAAAAAAAATAAGATGTCAGAAACCATAAAAGATTTTAAAATTCCATATCCTACTGAAGGAGTTATTCGTAGTGCTCAATTAGATGATAACGTCTGTCCAGAAAATTCAGTTCAATTAGCTATCAATATGAACTTTGATAGAATCGGAACAATTAGTTCCAGACCGGGAGTTGCTACTTACGCCACTGCCCAAGCTGGGAGTATTGGTTCTTTTGGGACATTAAATTCACAATCAAGTTCAACAAAATATCTTTTCGCCAGAATCGGGACAACTATTATGGCATTGAATTCTACCACTGGTGCGTGGGCTTCTGTTCGTACCGGTCTAACCGGAACAGGCAAGGCTAGATTCAGTCAGTTCTTAAATAGAACTTGGATGGTAAACGGCAACGGTGGAGATGCTCCAAAGACTTCGAACGGAGGAACTTTTGATACAACTGATGTCCCTGGTACTTTCCCTAAAGCAGATTTCATTCAAGCTGGATTCGATGGGCGTGTCTGGATAGCTGATGCGGCAAAAGATATTCTTTACTACACGGATATTGTTCAATCTACTAACGGGACATCTTATGTCTCCCCTCTTACTTTTGATATAACAGCAAATTTTATTTCCACATTCTCTCCACAAGATGGAGAATCAATTACGGGGTTGTTTCGAGTACCTAAAGCTCTTTTAGTTTTCAAACAGAATCATATCTATCGTGTTTATAGTGCGGACAATGTTGACCCATACCCTGCATACGGTGTTGGAACTTTCTCACAGGAATCAATCATTCAAGGAAAAGACGGGGTCTACTTCCACCACTCTTCTGGATTCTATAAATTTAATTATGATGGACAACCTACAGAGATTTCTCGTAGAGTTATTGATTTTATAAAAGCAATTCCACGAGCCAATTACGCCAGTATTGTTGGAGTTTATGATGGTTATGATGCTGTGAAATGGTCTATTGGAGCGGTGACTGTTGATGGAGTGACTTACTCTAACTGTCAGATGAGGTATTCAATTTCAACTCAAGTATGGACTATCTATGATTTTGCAAGCATATCTATCACTGCTCTGATTAGATACGACAACGGAACTACAATAGAACAAATCGCTGGTATCTCTGATGGACAAGTTGGAAAACTAGACTCTGGTTTTACAGACTTTGGTGCTAAAATATACTACGAAGTAATTGACCGTGAACGAGCGTTCACCGAAATGACATCTTCTTCCAAGAACATAACCGGCATAGCTGTGATAGCAGAGAACGGCGGTGGAGCAGAATTCCAATATCAATGTAATGATTCTAGTTCTAACGAGTGGGAGTATTTGGGAACAATCAAGGACAAAATGGTTACTCTTATACCTAACACACAAACAAAGGACTTCAATGAAGTTACACTACGACTTCGAGGATATTCGAGCGGTGAGCCAATAATCTTCAAAGGTATCGAATTGTTAACAGTCCAAGACAAGGGACAAGACGTCAACTAAAATGAAGTTATCAGATTTATTTTTGAATAGATTTTTATACAGAGATAATTCACAAAGTCTTGAGACAAAAGATGCCGCATTTGAATCAGCTGATTCAAGTGACTCTGAACCAACACCCATTCCTTCTGGCGGTGCCGCTCAAGATATAAATATGGGTAATGTGACTATCAATGGTCAACAACTAACTCCGGGGACTTATCCCGTGACGGTACTTGATGTTTCTAACTGGGGCTGGGGACAGACCTGTGCTTTTTCTTCCACTGATTTAGATACAGTGGCTTGGGGAGCAGGAACTTTCACTTCTGCCAGTGGTGTCTCTTACTCTATTTCTGCTGGTAACACTGGAAATATGGCGGCAAAGACTTATATTTATTTGGACCTGCTTGTTTCTTTAACTGCATATCAAATAACAACTACTCCAGCTAATGCTGTAGGGGTTGGGAAAGTATTAGTTGCTGTTGCTGTAAATGCTTCTGCTGGTAATCTCGCTACTTATAATCTTTCCGAAGCAACTCAAATCGTTGGAGATAACATTCTTGCTAACTCAATCAACGCTTCAAAAATTACTACTGGACAATTGGTTGTAGGAACTAATGTTGGTTTGGGTTCTGCTCAAGATTCTGCTGGTGTAACTACCATTGTTGGTAACACGGTTACAACAAGTTATGTAAACGCCTTATCTGTTACCGCCGGCAGTGTTGCCGCTGAAAATATTTCAGGTACTACAATAACAGGAAAAACATTTAAAACATCCGCCTCTGGTCACAGAGTGGTGATTGATGGTTCATCTGACGATATTACCTTTTATAACTCCTCTGGAGATGAGACCATATTTATTGACGGAGCTGGAACAACCGCTGGTTACAGTCAAATGTCTATTGGTGGTGGAATTCGTTTATCTAATGATGTCCATTGGGACCATCAGTATTACACTGAAATATATTCAGGAGCTGGGGATAGCACAAACTTTGTTATCCATCCTATTGGATACGAAGATGCTTATTTCTTCTTTAGTTCTAAAGGAGACTTTGATGCAGATAGGGATATAACTGCTGGAGGAAATATTTCTGCTGATAACTTTTCTGGTTCTAGTTCTGGAACAAACACTGGAGATTCTTCTGGACACTCATCTTTGGCTGTAAAGAGTAGCTTAGGAGACTATACCTATGATGGTTCGTATACAAAAGTTTCCTCTACTGGTCTAACCGTTAAAGGTTCTAATGGTCTATATCTATCTGGTGCTAACAAAATTGAGTTTTCAAGTTATACCTTAACTATGAACTCTAACAAGACAGCAATAATTCCAACCTCTGAAGGTTTTAATGCTCTTTATTGTATGGAAAGTCCTGAAGTATGGTTTATGGATTTTTGTGATGAGCCAAAAAAACTAGACCCTATGTTTGAAGAGGTGACTGTCGCACCTTATCACTATATAAAATGTGAGAGTGGAGGTTATCAAGTTTGGGGTAAAAGAAAAGGTCACGAAAATTATAGGTTTGAGAGTAAAACTTTAGAGGAATATATCGCAAACGAGAAGTTTCTAAATATGAATAAACCCATCAAGTAGACAATTTTATTTAATAATTATATAATTAAAACAAAGCTATGTATCCAAACACCAATTTACAACCCGGTCAGACAGGAGCTGAAGTCAAAAAGCTTCAAGATTTCTTAGTTTCAAAAGGTTTGATGACCGCACAGCAAGTTGCAACTGGTCCTGGTATTTACGGTCCGCAGACTACTGCCGCTGTCAAGAAATTCCAGCAACAAGCTGGTGTTGATAATACATCTGGTCCTGGGTACTGGGGTCCTAAAACAATTTCCGCTGCCTCTGGAGCTGGTAACGCTAACTCGCAACCTTACACTGATGAGGAATATAACAATGCTTTGAATGAACATCCTATTATTAAAGCTTCTGTTGCTAAAGGAAATAATGCTGAAGACTTAGCCTACGCCGCTGAAACTGGTGATTTTAGTGGTTTAGTTAACCAATTTGGTCAGCCTTTTAGCTTAGAAGACCAACAAAAAGCTCTAAAACAAGCTGAAGAAGACAATGCTCTCTACTTTGATGCTCTAAAACAGAAAGAAACTACTGATGCAGAAAATTCTCTAGCACAAAAACAAGCTGACTATCAAAACTATTTATTACAGTCTGGACAGAATTTTGAAGCAGACAAAGCAACCGCTGACCAGTCCGCTGCCAACAAGGGAGTTCTATTTTCTGGTGGTCGGGTTCAAAAAGAGAAGAATTTAAAAAAGGGATACGAACAAGACCAAGCCTACAAGCAAGCATCTCTTGGTCGTGATATTTCGAATACCGCTCAAAACTTTCAATACAAATACGGAAACAACGCCGCTAACGGTCTTTCACAATACTACAAATTAGGTCAGAACACATTCAATCCTAACGTGGCTACTGGAGGAGTCGGCTCTGGAAGTCTTTCAAATGTTTATAATCCAAACCAGTATGACTATCAAGGGACTCAAAACGTCGCTCGGAAAACTGAAGCTCAAAAGAGAGCCGCTGGATATCTTTGGAATAAAGGAAATAAATTACTAGCAACAGGTTATAATAATCAATACTAATATGCCATCATTAAACTCATTTCTTTCTGGATATAATCAAGGAACATCAACAAGACAATTACCTAATGGTGGTGGTTCCTATCAAGCACCAACTGTTACTCTTGGTGGTTTTACTCCCGTGTCTTGGACCGGTGAAGTTGGTAAAGTAGATGCTGTCACTGGAAAAATGAATACTGCTCCAGTATTTACTGGTGGTGCTCAATCGGCTCCTGCCGCTCCTGCCGCTCCTGCTCCACGTTCAAAATATATGAACCCAGAAACTGGTAAATACTTTACTCCTCAAGAATATGCTAACTACGTTGCTTTAAAGATTCCAGCAAGCAAGGCTACTGGTGATATTGGACAGACAGCCGGTGATGCACTGACGAATACAGGTGAATCAGCGACAGCTCTTACTGCTCGAGCAACCAATTTGAATAATGCAAGAAATGACATCGCTACCGGAACTACTGACCCATACAAGGCTGGTAATAAATCTGGTATAGCTTATAGCCCACAAGAATTAGCAGCGATTGAAAAAGCTTACGCCGGAGTTTATGACCCAGCTTTGAATGATGTCTTTGCACGATTAAAAGATAAGCAAGAGGCTGATAAAAAACTAGCTGACCGAGAAGATAAAATCTTTTCTACCAACGAACAAATCAGAGCTTGGAGAGCAACGACTGGTTCTAAAGGTGCAGGTGATGATAGCTTATTTACTGATGCGAATATCAAAACTGGTGCTGCCCGAGCCAATCTTACGATTGATGAATTTAAACAATTAGATAGCGATATTAAGAATTACTTTGTTAGCCGACCAAAAGTCTATGACCCAGTATCTGGAGAATCTTCTTATGTGGATGAAAATATGGTAGAACTTATGACCGATATCACTGATGGAAGAATGACTGCCGAAGAAGGAGCTCAAGAGATTATGGATGGTGACTTACCAGAAGCGGTTAAATTATATTTGATTGGTAGATTACCTTTGACTCCTGAAAAGAAAGACAGTTGGTTCAGCAAAATAATGCAAGGTGTCGGTGACTTCTTTAGTGGTTAAAAAAAATATGGCAACATACAACCGTTTCACAATTGCTAAACCTGAAGTAAAAAAGGCAGTGACTACTGCTAATCGATTTACTATGAGTCCAGTTGCCACACCTACTGAAGCCGCTCCTACTCCTGTCGCTCCTACTCCTGTTTCCTCAACTCCATTAGTTTATAAACCAGAACAGACAAAGGCTCCCTATTCTTTTATGGAGAGCATAAAACCTTTAGATATAAAATTACCGGAAAGTGTTTCTACCTTTTTGAAACCAGTTACAGAAGAATACAAACAAAGGGAAGGAGTAATTCAAGCCGCTTCCGAGAAGCAAAGGACCGCTTTAAAACCATTAGAAGATTTAATACGAAAACCACTCGAATCCACTTGGAATGCTGTAAACTATACAAAAGATGTCCCTCTAAAAATAATGAATCACCCAGCCGTTGCTCCCGTTATGGCAGAGGTTGCAAAAAGAACTTCTGGAACAGGTATCGTTTCAGCTGTTCAAGCTATTGGACCTAAGACTTTTGATGAAGCCTATCAAGCGAATCGAGCTTACCAAGCTGGTGACCCATCAAAACTTAATCAATTTTTCTATCAATTAGGAGACTCTCTACCTCAAACCGCTATTGGTGTGGCTCTGAACTTCGTGCCTTACGCTGGTCGCCCACTATCCACAGCTTATTGGACCGCTCTATCCGCCGCTGACCAAATAGAAAACAAAGGAAGTGTTACCAGTTTAGGTAACATTGGCATTGATGTGCTTGGAGATAGGATGCTCGGTAATTCAATCGAGGCTCTATTCAAGGCTCCAGCTAAGACATTGATGCAAACTGTTGTGAAAAACTTTGGGGTTGAGGGAGGAACTGAAGTTGCACAGGACTTGTTGAAGATGGGTAATGATTACAGTAACGCTAAGACTCCAGAAGAGAAAGCTAAAATCCTTGCTAGTGCTAAAGAATACTTCACCTCTGGTCAGATTTTAATGACCGGTCTTGTTGGAGGTATCTCTGGGTCCGCTGTTGGAACCGCTTCTTATACTATCAATCAATCTTTACCAAAGACAACTGTTGCAGAGGAAGAGAAGAGAGACTACATAACTGAACTTAAAAATCTACAAAACAATCCTGACCCAACAATTGCTGATACAGCAAGAAACCTAGAAGTTGATTTGAGCCGAGTAAATCCAATGGACCAAATGGCAGTTGCTCAATCAATGGTAGAAAGCATTCAACCGACACCAATAAGAAATGAAAGATTATTTGATAAAGAAACTCCTCAAACACCTAGTGAACAATCAGATATAAGTGAATTGCAGAGGAGAAGAGACGCCTTAGTTACACTAAGAAATAGTAACCCAGGGGATGAGAAAATTGTAAAAGGAATTGAAAGATTAAATCAACAGATAAATGATTTTCAGCCAACTCCAGCTGTAGAAACCAAAGCAACTGGTCCCGGCTACAAGAAATTCATAAGCAAGTTTGATGATATGGTCAAGAACAAGACTATTTTTCCAGAGGATGCAACTATCTTGAAGACTCTTTTTGAAAACACCAGTGATGATTACTTAGGCTCATTAAACCTAGCAGAGAATGCTAAATTCAAAAATACTTATGGAAGATTTTCAATAAGAAGAAATGGATTCAACCAGTATCAACCTAGTAGCAACCTACTTCAGATGCAGAAAGGTGCAGCTGGGAAAGGAGTTGATGCTTCCCGAGTATTCTCACACGAGTTCGGTCACGCTGGTTGGTATATGATATTGACTCAAGAAGAGAGAGATATGGTCACTCGGGTCTATCATCAGCTAACAAAAGGTGGAGCTAGACAATTGTTCACTGCCGGGCTAGAGGGAAATGTAACCCACCACGCAAAAAGTGTGCAAGAGTTCTTTGCTGAAAGCTTCGCTGAATACATTATGAGTAATAAAGTTCCTGCCGCTCAAATCAAACCTCTCTACCAAAGATTAGCTATTCGTTTTTGGGAGGGTATGAAACGATTAGTAAATAGACAGGAGCACGCCGCCTTAACTAGGATAAGACCTCTCTTTGAGAGAGCTTTATCAGGTGATAAAACCACTCCGCTTGCTGACCTAATGGCTCAAGAACCTCCGAGTTTCAAACAGGAACTCTTGCAGATATTTCAGCAGGGTCCGACAAAAGAAGTTCCTCCAACTAGCCTATTCCCCTCTGGTGCAGTTCAGAACAAACAGATTGAACCGGAACCTGAAGCTCCTACACCAATGGACCAGATTGAAGCCGCCGCCGCTCCTTCAATTCAGAACCTACCACCAGATATAGAAGTAGAACCTCTTCAAAAAGTCATTGAGGGTGAAAAGAGAACTCCTTTGAATGAAAGAATCCGCTGGATTGATTATCTACGAACCCCGTGGAGAGTGTTTGAGCGTATGGGAATAAAAGCTAATTATTTGGAATTACTGGAAGGCTACACCAAATACACTTTGGAGCTTCCAAAAAATATAGATAAGATTACCGCTTGGTCAAAACAAGTTGGTCCAGAGAGTAATGAAAGAATCTTCCGTTTCTTGGATGGTGAAACAATCGAATTGAATCCACAGGAAGCTAAAATCGCTGGTGAAATTAAAACTTGGTTATCTCAATGGGCTGACCGATTGGGTATGAAAGCTGATGAGAGAATCTCATCTTACATCACTCACATTTTCCCAATAGGAAGCAAGGGTGAAATACCAGAAGAGATTGCCTACTTAATCAACAAGAAAATTCCCGGACAGGTCTATGACCCTTACTTATTGCAAAGAGCCGGAGCCGAGGGATACATCAAAGATACTTGGAAAGCACTAGATGCTTATGTAAAACGAGCCACTAGGAAGGTCAATATGGACCCAGCTCTCGCTTCTTTGAAGGAAGCATCAGCTCAATTGACTGATACAAGCCAATTAAACTACCTAAATCGATACATTGGAGCCGTAAACTTACGCCCTACAGAACTTGATACCTCAATTGATAACCACATAAAAGAGAAGTTTGGTTACATCTTTGGTGTTCGCCCTACCTCTTCATTGACCAGACAGGCTCGTCAGATGATTGCCCGAGCAAAGATTGGAGGGTCCGTTACCTCTTTTGCTAAGAACCTTACACAGGGAGTGAACACATTTTCTGAACTTGGAACTAGATATACGGTCCGAGGTTACGTTGACCTAGTAAAATTTGGAAGTAAGGAGTTAGAAGAGAATGGAGTTTTGATTGCCCCATTCCTAGAAGACCAGACCTACAGTGCTATCAAAAAGTTCGCCGAGAAGTTTGATAAAGTCCTCTTCCTAAATATGAATGCTTCAGAACTTGTAAACAGAGGTGCCGCTTACTATGGTGCAAAGGCAAAATATCTCGCTGGAAATATCACACCAAAAGAGATTGCAAAGGCTCTGAACAAAGAAGTTACAAAAGATTATGTCCCTAATATGGAAGACGCTGTCGCTTACGGAAAATTTATTGCCGCTAAAACACAATTCCAGTTTGGTTCTCTTGATACACCGGTCGCTTTGAATAGTGATATCGCAAAGACTTTCGCTCAATTCCAAACTTTCGGATTAAAACAGGTGGAGTTTATCGGTTCAATGGTTTCAGAAAGAGAGTATGCGAAACTCTTCCGCTACATTCTAAGTTCAATGCTTCTCTTTACCTACATTGGAGGAGCCTTTGGTATGAAGTGGGATGATTCATTTAAAACTCTAAGATGGGGTATGCCACCAGTCATTCAATTTTTTATTGATATCTGGGGTAAGGGAATTATGGGAGAAGATTCTTATGGAAATAAATTAGACGCCGGACAGAGAGTAAAAGCTGTGGGTAAATCATTGTTCACAAACGTGGTTCCAGCTGGAGCCCAAATCAGTAGAAGCATAGAAGGATTCCAAGCTGTAAATTCCGGGAAGTCCACAACCTCTGCTGGAAATTTTCAATACAAGATAGCCCAGACTCCAATGAATTACATTAAAGGAACTCTGTTTGGAAAATATAACTTACCGGAAGCAAAAGCTTTCTCTAAAGCAAAAGACGCCCCAAAGAAATCTGGAACGTCTCGAAAAAGATTCTAATAAAAAAACACCTATGTTACGCATATAATTTGAAATTATTTGCTAAGGTAACTAGGCGTTTTTTTGTTTAAGGAGAAACCAGAAAGTCGTATCAATCCTCCTACTGAAAGCATTAAGCTAAACAGTTCAAAGTTCTTTCCTCGATGTCTCTCGTAACTCCCCCAACCATAATTATATTATTTAACTTCAAATGATGCAAGGACTAATGGGACAAAGTTCAAGGCGGTCTTCTCAAATCCATTTATTCTTAATTCATTTATCAGTATTTCTTCAGCTCTAGCAGAGATTTCAGACGTAACTGTTATCCCTTTCTCTTTTGCTACCTCTGAAAGGACTAATCCAAATTCAAAAGCTAGGCGAAGAGTCTTTTTCCCGTATATTGGTAAGTATTTCATTATCTTTTTTTATGAGTTAAACCCTTTCGATACGCCTCCCGACCAAAGTTTATTCTCTGTCCGGGGCTAGCTAAAACTGTGAGCTCTGGGTGTTTAGGATGTCTAACTATGTTTCTCGGTTCAGCAGGTTCGTATCCAACAATTCTTTGAACAGCTACTTTTTTGCCATACATTACCTTACTCCCTGCTCGAAACTTTGCTCTTGCTAATTTTGTCGCTGTTATTCTAGCCATATTATTTCTTATTGCTTTTCCCTGCTTTGCTAAGAGCAATTGCTACTGCCTGCTTCTGTGGCTTTCCAGCCTTTACTTCAGTTTTAATGTTTGATGATATTACTTTTGGTGATGAACCCTTTTTTAATGGTGACATAATTTTATATTTCTTTTAAGAAGGCTTGATAGGCGTCTGATATTTCATTCGCCACCTTCACTATTAACTGTTCCATTTTCTCAATCTCTCTTTCATCGAATGGGCGGTGAAAAGATTTTATAACTCCTGTTACATTGATTTGCTTCTCGTTCGACCTCCAGAAGTCCTCAATCTCCATACCTCCTTCTTTTGTTTGAATCCAATCTAGGTCACAATACTCGGGCATTTTTCCAGTGCTGTGTTTCAGAGTTGTGGCATAGAAGACTAACTGTCCGTGCTTCACTACCTTAGCTTTGGTCCACGGAATCTTACCAGTTTTGTACTCTCGAAAGACGTTCTCTACCGAATTATAGGTATCTAGGTAGCTTAGAGTTGGCACTCCGAGCACATCCGTTCTGATTTCAAACTCGGGTTTATCATAAACCACTAAGTCTGGAAGCAAAGTCTTGTGTGTTCCATTCTCTATCAATTCAGCTACTCCTTTCCCAAACCGTAAATACTTTGTGTCTAGTTTATCACCGGCTTCAAAGTATTCTTTGCGGTAACGGGTCGGGTTGGATAGCCAACAGGATAGTTGGGACCAAGATAGATGTGGTTTTGGGAGTATTAGTTTATCGTGCATATTATTTCTTCTAATGTTACTAAATCCATTACATCCTTGTGAACTTTTATTACCCTATTTGGTCCTTGAACCGTTAATGTTCCAGTTGTAAAATAATAATTTAATCTTAAATCATCCTTAACAAAAGAAAACATTTTATCATTTTTTGATAGGATTTCTTTCCAACCTAATGCTTCGACTAACTCTTTAAGCTTGTCCATTTAATTCTTTTAATTTAGTGGCGATTGGTTCGGCTAGAGCCAATTTATCCTCGGCGGTTAGCTTAGTTGAAACGATAACTTGCTTACTGATTATCTCAAGAGCCTCTGTACTCAAACAAGAAGCGATTGCTTGGCTTGCTTTAGTGAAAGCGACTGAACTAGCTGGAGAAGCTGTCTCTGGCGTAGTAGGTGTAGCGTTCGTTGCTGTGCTTGTAGGATTTTTTTGTAGTGGCGGATACTGGGTGGTTACAGGTTTTACTTCTGGGCGTCTCTCACTCACTAGATAATACTCCTTCCACAACTTATTGAAGTGTGGAGCGATAAAATCGTGAGCTTGCTCTACAGTTCCAGCTTTGACTACTATTTCTGGAATGATATTTGCATACTGACCAGTGGGAATAGTCATTTTAATAGAATAGCTGACCAATTCTACTTTTGGTTTCTTCTCTGACTTACCTGCTTTAACCTCTCTAGGTAAATCAATATTTTCTTTTTCTTTTTTTGCGGGTTTCATAATTTTATAATTTAACTGGTGTAAATCGGAGTGACGGCTGTTCGACGAAGGTAGCATCACCGTTTGATTCCTCCTTAGCTTTTTGAGCTTTGAATTCTTCGTTCAGCTCTGTGACTTTCTCGGTGTATGTCCACTTCTTTAGGGTTGCTTTCTTGAAACTTCCCATAGCCGTCTCTACTTTCTCCTGACCCTCTTCTACCATTTGCTCTAGGATTTTTACTCTAAGAGCGTCTTCCTGGTTCTCTAACTCGGTCATTTTTGCTTTGACTAAAGCGTATTCTTCGTATAAGTTCATTTTATTTAGGCTGTTTCATATAGAAGTCTATTATCATTCTATTGATTTGCCCTTCGCTTAATTTCAACCTCTTGGCTTCCTTCTTGATGAAAGCTTTTTGGTCGGGTCTGACGTGACTATTTAGTCTTACTGTTGGTTCTGGTTTTCTTAACATTGTTTTTTGTTTCATCTTTAGGATTAAATAAATTCTCTAAACCTTTCTTCATATTTTCGACCATATCTCCCATTTCTCCCTTCAATTTATCTCTCAAGAGGATTGCTACCATCTTTTCTGTTTCAGTAAGATTTCTAATAATTCTACGAACTACGATTACTTCTACTAAACTAACTACGATTACCACTGCTACTACAATTTCTACTACGTTTAATTCTGACATTTTTTTAATTTATTTTAATTATTTTTTCTGCTAAACTCTCCGCTGTCGACCTACTTATGGAGATTACTCCCTTGTCTTTTAAATCCACTATCTTCTCAATCCTGATGAAATAAAATCCGTCTGGGAACTTTATTATCAGATAAGCCGGTAATGGTGGAATACTGAATCCGTCACAAGGCTTGGGTCGGCTCTCTTCATCTGATAGCTTCCAGACCAAGCCACTTTTCTCTAACGCTGGAAGCCCTTCATCCTGCACTTTCCGAATCTGACTAAATGGAAATGATTCCTTGTCGGTGGCTTTTAGTTCAAAGAAACAATAAAATTTTTTCTCCCTAAAATACTGGTTCAACACTGTATTCCATTTTGCTTCTTTTTTGCTCATCTTAATCTAGTTTTGCTTTTAAGGTTATAGCCGCACTATCCTCTACTCCTAATTTTCCACTATCACTCTTTGTCTTTATCGCTGTTCTAAGATACTCAACTGTCTCTTCTTTTATTTCTATTTCTTTCAACAAGGCTTCTCCCAACTGAATGTTCCAATTCACTGTCTGTTTTCCATCTGGAGACATACTCTTCTTTCCTCCAATCTTAGCTAAATCTTCATCACTCAAAGGAAACAATTTGATATCCTCTAGGATAACGGCTAGCTTATCTAAGCTACCTCTAAATTCATTAAGCAGTTTTGTTGCTTCAAACCTCTCTTCTATTGTTAATTTTATTTTTTTTATTTTCATATTTATTTCTATTATACTTGTGTCAACACCTGTGTCAAGTTTATTACTTGTCAGACATCTCTTTTAAACTAAAGTCAACTGTTCGTTTTAACGACTCCTCAAACGAAACCTTTGGCTTCCAACCGATACTTGCTAACTTCTCACCATCTAGGGAATAACGACAATCGTGCCCCGGGCGACTACTATGGAAGTCCACCATTTCATACTTCAAGGGTTTACCAACATAGGAAGCAATCAGATTAGCTAAGGTTAAATTATCTACTTCTTTTTCTCCTACTACATTAAATCGTTCTGGTCGGTCAACTTCAGGATACATTGTAGGGGTCACATTAGTGATGATATGTAGAATTGCATCAGCGACATTCCGAGCGTGAATATAGAATCGTGAACCGGCTGTCTTACCATCTGGGTATCCGTGAATTGTTACCTTTTCTTCGTTCTTTACTTTTTCAATTACCAACTGGATAAACTTCTCTTTGTCTTGGCGTTCACCAAACACATTCATAGTGTTTGTAATGATAACCGGAATCTTGTAGGTCCTCCAATAAGAAATTGCTATAGCTTCTTGAGCGGCTTTTGAGGCTGAATACGGATTGCTAGGAATAATCGGTGACCATTCTTTATGGTCCACTCCGAGTGGAGCTTGCCCATATACCTCATCGGTGGAGAACTGAAGAAACATTTTAGGTTTTACTTCTCTTGCGAACTCCAACATTGTGAGCATCAGGTCCACATTATTTTTGACGAATGGAACTGGGTCGGTGATTGACCTATCAACGTGCGACTCGGAAGCTACATTGATGATAATATCTGGGAATCCTATTTTCTCTTTCACATCTGCAGTGAGAGGAGAAATCAAATCGTGAGTAATAATTTTTACTCTTTCCTTATTCTCTTGATAATTTGCATCGTTTAAAATTCTAAATGGTGCACCTCTGTGCTTCCACGAACAGACACACACTATTTCGTGGTCGGTATTCTTTAGAAAATGCGAAAGAATATGCGAACCGACGAACCCTGCCCCTCCTGTTAATAAAATCTTCATATATTTAATGTTAATTTTTCTTGGAAGTCTACTCCGCTCATTATGGCTTTGTGACAATCCATATCACAGCCTTTGACTACAAGGTGGATATATAAATTCTTTTTTAAATGATTTGAACGAAGCACACGACCTAAGCTTTGCTCGTAATCCACATACCTCCAACTCTTACTTGCATAGATTACACACGGGAAGCTAGGCAATTCGTAGCCGGATGATATTGAACTCTGGGCGATAATGATATGAGGCTCGGGGCTTTCGTTTACTGTTCGGATAAAGCTTCGGTCCTTTGTTGCTCCTGTCAGAGTGGAGACATTGTATCCCTCTTCTCTTAGAGCCTTTGCAATCTCTTCAATCTGGGCGGTATAGTTAGCAAAGATAAGTAATTTGGGGAACTCTAGGGCTCGTTCTAGGATGTAATCTATCTTGTGTGACTTGAAAATCTTAGTCTGATTAGTCATTTTGTCCGTTTTACCATCCAAAGTCTCAATCTTCTTCCCATATAGCACTCCATTTTCAATCGTGCGGAGTCTGGCACGCCTTACAAGGGGGTCTGCCTCGGCAAAGGTCATTTCGGTCATTGCCTTCTTTTGCTCGCTACTAGGCTCAATTTCAACTACTTTATGGGTCTGTTCTGGGACATCAAAGAAATCTGTAAGCCCTCCAGTATAACCAAACTTATGGACTAAATCGGCTAGTCTTTGCTTGGTGGCTTCGTCTTTCTTTGGCATCCAGATTCTACGCACTCCTCCTATCCTGATTTCGTTATAGTAAGTCTGTCTGAACTGCCAGAAATCCCACTTCTGACCAAACAAAACTCCTATCGCCCACATACTCATTGGCTTTGGAATTGGGGTAGCGGAGAGGAGATACAATCGCTTTGGGTTATGTTTCGTAAGAAACTTCTGGGTCGCTTCAAATATCTGGGAGCATTTCGGATACTGTATTTTCTTTCTCTGTATCATCATTGGAAGCACTCCTAGATTATTGTGACACTCATCTATAATTACAGTGTCGTAGTGAGGCAACTTATCCCAGCTCTTTCGCAAATCTTCTTTACTGATTACTGTTAGATTTTTATTCGTTCCCCATTTAGTATTTTCTCTCTGCCAAGTTTCGTCTTCTCTCTGTTGCTTTGGACAAATAACCAATACCTCACCCTCCGCCATTTCCAAAGCCGTTCTGGTTTTGGAAGCACCAGTTCCGAGAAACAAGCCACACTTCAGTTTGTTCTCTTTAATTATTTTCTTCTGATGTTCGTATAATGGTGGTATCATATTATTTGAAGTCTCCCCAACTATTAGTCCCCTGATTTTTCCATAGAGGATTCAATTTCATTCCAACAAACTTAGCTTCAGCGTCACCAAATCTTCTAGGTTCAAAAGTAAATCGGTCCTCCTTAGCTCCGTAAGCTTTCATCTCTTTGGTGAAAGTAATTTTCGCTTTGGTCTTTCTTCCGCCGTCTGAAGCACACCACTTCTTATATTCAGAGTAGAGGTCGGGGGTTTCAATACTTTGTTCTGGGTCAAGGACAATACACTCTTTAATAAATCCTTCAACAGATGAGTTCTCCTCTCGGTATTCATTCAACATTCTAGTCTGCTCTCCTGTCACAATAAAATTATCTTTTTCTTTTAGGTCAATCGCTCCCTCAATCATCCAGTTCAAAATTCCGGAAGCTTCTTCTCCTAGACCTCCCACGCTTGCTCGGAGCTTTGGATTCGGATTCTTTCTATAGTTATTTAGGAAAGTAACAGCACATATTCGGCGTTCGGTTGCGGTGGACACATCATCAACTCTAGGCATTTCATTCACGGCAAAGACGAACTTAGCTTGTGGTTTAAAAGTAAACTGTTCTTTGTATTTCATATCAATGGTAACTCTTTCACCAGAGATAAGTTTCTTTAATTTGTTGCTCTCGTAATAGTTTCCACGAACCTCCTCAATAATATTCAATCGCTTGCCAACCAGTCCTGCCATTCCAAACTGCCCATACAATCCATCTAGGTCAATATGGGAAGTGGCGTCTGCTCCAATCACTCCAGAGATAGTATCAATGAAAGTGGACTTTCCGTTTCCTCCGTCTCCAACCATAAACAAGGCTCGGTCATAAAGCATAGAGGAGGATAGAATGTAGCCACAAAACTGTTTCACTAATCTGGTCTTCTCCTCTTGTTCTGGTCCTTTCATCCAATCAGCGACACATTTATCCCAGTTCGGACACTTAGCTTCAGGATTATAAACGACAGGGTATTGTATCAAGGACACAAAGTTCGGTGTGTGCGGTAACAGTTCTTTGGTGTAGATATTCAATAAGCCGTTCACTACATTCACAATCTTGCCGTCGTCTTCAGTGATATTTAGCTTCGGGATGATAGATAAAAGACAGGCGATTTTGTCGTTTACGTTCTTTGTTGTCCTATAGTTTACTAGCATATCCTCGTCTAAGCTTCGGAGTATCATACTTCTTAGGTCTAGGTCGCTCACTGGGACATAAACTCCTTTCCTATAATCATAGAGTATTCCAATTTCGTTTCGTCTTAGATAAGGGAAGCGTAAGAGTAGTTCCTTTTCATAGTCAGCAAATCTAATCTTATCCAACTCTTTTCTCTGCTTCACGGCGGAGGCAAAGGCGTCTTGGATTTTACTCTGCTCGTCTGGGGTCATATTGTGAGAGATAATCTCATTCTTGAAAGAGTAAGTGTAGCCTTTAGAGAATGCACTGTTTACTGTGTTCTGTATCTCATTCCAACCACCACGCTCAATCTCCATTCCGTGCCAACCAGTTTTCTGTAAGTGTTCTAGGGCTTGGGTTTGAGTCCACCCTGCTTGCTTCATAAGTGAAGCGGTAACGAGTAAGGCATTATTTCTCCCTGCTCCTGCAGGTATCGTTTCAGGCTCGGCACTAATCAGTTTATTAAAACTATCTCGCTCGGTCAGAGGGTACTCGGCGTTCACTCTATTGAAAAAGTCTTTGCGTTCAGCGTCAGCAAATTTCTTTGTCCTCTCTCCTAGTGGAGTTTCAATGAAGCTCAATTCTCTCTTGGTCGGTGGGAAAGCTTCCTCCAGTGTCTGCATAGTGTATCGGCAAGCTAAATTTTTCCACTTCCCAGTTATCTTAAAAATATCTTTCGTTCCTTTCTTGTATAGTTCTCCACAACCTTTCTCCCAATAGAAACTGTTCGGTACTCTTAGGATTCTTGGTATATCTTTTGCGTTGTTGTCGGCTTTTAGATTATCTACTATGTTTTGCTCCAATCTCTCCCACCTAGCCATAGCTAATGCCCACTCCTCCGCTGTTACTTCATTCTTATATATCGCTTCGTCTAAGAGCCAGTGGCAGTGATAGCCGTGAAAAGTTTCCAATACAAAAGTCGGTTCTAATCTTTTAATTATCCCCTCTATCTCACTCCACTCTTTTCTTCCGTCTATATCCACAAAGAAACTATTCAGCGAGGTACAGTTTTCTTTTATTGCACTAGGATTGTCTTTGAAATTGGCAAAGCCATTTGGTGTAAAGTAACTGTCATATCCAATCGCATTAAGGTCATCTCTTCGTGTTGCGGAAGATACTGGAGTTCTATTTGCTCCTGTCCTGTCCAAGTATCTATAGCAGTGGTCAGGGAAGCATTCTAACATTTGAGTAGTATCTTTTTTCATAGCATTTTTATTTGGTTATAAGTAACAAAATGAAAACCGCCAAAGGTCGTAATCAAGGAAATGCTAATAACCTTGTTATCTCTGACGGTTTTCATTTTGTTACCTATATTTGTTTTTGTTTTTAGCATTTTGTGCATTTGCGTGCTTTTACATTTTCCTTATTACTGCTTGAGAATTCTTTTCCAACACTGCCAACTGATTACCAAAGACTAAGAGGAAAGCATCTATACCAGTTCTAGGAATATCATAGAAGCCCATTCCTACTCCCCAAGTGTAATCGTCAAAAATCATTATACCTCCTTTCTTCAATAATCGGAAAGCGAGGACTGCGTCTTCTAAGGTATCGCCTGCTAAGTGTGAGCCATCAATGTATATGAAGTCATAACTCTCTGGGGCTTCATCTCTTAGTTTCTCTTGCGACCTACCTACTTCAATACATATTCTATCGTTGTGTTCTTCGGTATTATTCTTAAACCTCTGGAGCAAATCAACTTCTTCTGGTAAGTCTTGACCACCTGCAAAGGTATCCATAACAGTTAAGTCAGCGTTTGTATTATCCAATAGCCAGTTTGAAGTCTGCCCCTCGTAACACCCAACCTCTAAAAAATTGAGGTCGGGTATTTCTTTTAAGGGTAAAACATATTTTTCAAAGTTCGCCCTGCCTGTTATTTCAAACCAATTGTTCGTGTAAGTTCTCATAACTAGAAAGGAATATCCTCTGGGTTAATATCTACTCCTGCGTTTAAATCACCAACAAACTTATCTAAACTATCTACTGGAGCGGTTGCTGTTGGAGCGACTGCACCACCTAACTTTGGAACAATAGTATCGTTCACCATTTTCTCTAACCAAATCATCTGGTCAGTATCATCCCATACAAGTGAACCTTTCACTGTAACTTGGGTCATTGGAGGCAATCCATTTGGATTATCCTTTGTGTAAGCGTGCTTCAAAGCCTGTCCGTCTTGATTGATAAAGATAGAATACTTTTTAGTTCCGTCAGCTTCTACTTTAGAGCTTGGGGTCAATCGCATTTCCTTTGTCAGGTCAGCGTTCGGTAACATTTTCAAAATGTTCTTTGAGAAAGAATTTGAAAATGGTAACTGTAATAAATAAACATCTTTAGTATCTTGGAAACCAAACACCCACTGCTTCCCATACTCTCCGTCTTTCACTTTGATACTCACGAGCTTGCCAGTAAGGCTATCGTGATACTTTTCGTAAACAGTTTTCTTGAGCTTGTTTACTCGTTCAACAGCACCCTCTTCTCCTTTCTCAACTCTTTGAGAAAACTTGCCGTCGTAAATAGTAATAAAATTCCCTGCCTCTCTATTTTCTAATCCCATATTGCTTAGTGGATTACCACCATTATTATTGTTGGGAGAATAATTCCTCCCCTATATTTTTTTTCGTGGACTAGACGAATTAAATATCTACTAATTATATTCCTATCTGTGCCAGTGTCAAGCTTAATGAAGACTTAATGAAAGAAAAATATAGTTATGAAATTATTTTTCGTGGATGTAAAGCCTTCAGTTTTTTAAGCGTTATCGGTGAACGCTTATAATGTCCTGCTTTCTTATCTCCTTTCACAAATCTAAACTTCGCTCCTGCTTCTAAGTTCTTAAATGTTTCATTGTCTAAAGCTTGGTCGCCTTTCAACTTCCTATACCACTCTGGCACTATGCCTCGCTTCACTTCTAACTCAAACTTCTCTCTATATTCTCTGCCTGTCAGTCCGTGCCTCAAATAACTATGGCTTCCCACTTGCACATACCACTTGCCACATATCAAACACTGGCATTTATGCTCTGGGTCAGGGATACTTGCTATCCTGTCATACCTATCCAACTGCCACTGTGCTTGTCTGACTTTATATTTCTGATTGTTAAACTTATCTCGGCACTGTTTACTACAATAAGTTCTGAACCTGTTATCCACAATATCTCCACCGCAAACTTTACAGTCTGCTCTTATTTCTATTTTAGGCATATTATTTATTTATTTCTAATCTTGGTATCACTTGGTGCTTCTTTTTATAAGCTGTATATCCTTTCGCCAAAATCATATCCTCTAGTAAATCTACTATATGCTCTCGCTCTATTATGTATCTAATTCCGTCTACAGTGGCTTCAATTTTAATTGCTCCACCATATCCGTGACATATAGACACTGCTACTGGTTCTTCGTTCATATTATTTATTACACTCGGATTCTAATAAAAGTTCATTCTCCACATACTCATTGAACATAAGCTGTTCGGCTCGGCTCAACTTGGCTTTGATTATCTTTTCTATCAACTCATTGCGTCGCTCTAGTTCTTTAATTTGTTTTGTCGTCATTGTTTTCCATTTTAATTTTACCTAATAAAATATCGGTCAATACTTTTAATTCGTCTGGCTCTTGCTCACTAGCGTGATTAAAATACTGGTCGTGTAAACATAATCTCATAGCTTCCTTATATCCCTCACACAAATCCCAATTGCTACACCAATATTCCGCTCCTGCCTTTAATACTTCTAAATTATCGTCGTCATTCTCTATCTCATCTATAATTTTAAGCATAGTGTCATATTGTTTTTGTTGTTCTTCGTTCATATTATTTTTTTAATACTAATAAACTACTCCCTATCATTGCTATAATCACGGCTATAGTTATGATATCGTCTAACATACCTTTACTTTAATAAATATTGCTGTCTTTGGGTCTTTGTTCCACTTCACTTCTAGTCCTTGTGCTTTCAATGCTTTAATAATCTCCTTTGGATTATCCTCTGGTGCTGACCAATAAATGTATCCCTCGCCGTTCTCTTTAATGTTATCGTCGCTCTGGCTCGTCGTATAAGCGTTAAGGTTCGCTAAATCGTCTGGCAAGCCTGCTGTCGCACAACTACGGCAACAAGCTAATCTCCTCTTGGCTAACCAACCTGCTTTCGCTAGCTCTCTAAATGCTTTTGTTAATGGATGTATCATTTTATTTTTATATTATTCCGTTCTCAATAAACTCTTCTGTTAAATCAAACTCTTTTCCTATTCTTTCAAACTCGGCTTGCCACTCTACTAAATCACTCGTGTATAGTGTCGGTTCTTTGCCTATCTCATTCTGCTCACTGACCCACTGTTGCCAATCAATTGCATACTGTCTAGCTTCTTCTTTTGTTTTTACGTCTTTCAAATCTGAAACGTCAAAATTTAATTCATTTTTCATTGTATTATTTTAAATAATCTGTTAAATTATCGTTCTTAAATTCTTCTGGCAAGCTCTCTCTGATATCTTCAATATCATAAAAGCCTCCGCAACTGTCTATATGCTCGCCTTTATCATCATATAAACAAAACTGATAACACTCTCCGTTCGCATACTTGTTAAACACTTCTAGCTCGCTCTTGATAATCTTTTCATAGTCTTTTGCCTTTGCTCCTATCTCTTTTGCGGTTTTCTCGGTTACAATGTAAAATCCGTTATTACTATAATCAAATCCGTGTGCTGTGCCTAAAGAATAGCTCACTCCGCTATGTTCATATTTTACTATTGGGTATATTGCTAGTATTTTCTCGGCTGTAAACTCTTTTTTAATCAATTCTATATGCTCGTCTTGGCTCTCGGCTCTGTCGCCTGTGTCTTTTATAATGTCTTGTAAGTCTGTTACCTTGTCTGGACTCTCATAGTTTCGGTCTTGGGTTATAAAATAGCCTAAATTACTCCACTCTCTTGGGCTTGAACACCAATCATCGTGTTCTATTACCAGTCTTGGCTCGGTGCTAACTGTAGTTTTTGTGTATGTTTTCATATTATTTTTTGTTATAAGCTTTTAATTCTCTTTGTAGACAATTCTCTTCCTTATTCGTTCTTAAAATTATCTTGTTATCCTTGCAATATCTCCATAAGCAAAAATTCTCTGCTTTTGTTAAGTCTTTATGGTTAAGTATTGTTGTAGCCTCTTGAACATATTGCTCGCCGTATCCATATTGAAACGGCATATTAAATATTATCTCGCTCTTCATTCCATAATTGACTACAACTTCGCCTGCAAAATAACTATTGCCGTTAACTTTGTCAAACCATTCTTTTACATTTATATCTATTGTTTTTACTTTCATATTATTTATTGTTATCTCTCTCCCCTCGCTTATGCAAGGGGGATTGATATATAAGCTTCTAAATACTAAATTGATAATCCTCAAATTCTCGCTCTGCTTCGTCTTCTGTCAATCCTATGTCCTGCATTGCATTCATTGCTAATAGTCTAAATGCTTCTTGCTCTAACTCTTCAATGTCGTTTCCTGCTTCGTCTAATATTGTATAGCTGTGATATTCTTTTTGCTCTCTGTCTTCTGCTTCGTATTCACTGACTATTTTTTGTGCTTCGTCTATGCTCTCAAACTCTTTTGTATATTCGTATTCTCTCGCTGTCGCAATGTCTTGATATATTTTAAAACACTTCATATTATTTAATTAAACTTTGCTAAAATCTTGGCTAATTTTTGTTCAAACTGCTCTCCCGCTATTCTCTTGCTCTTGTCTGGTTCGCACTCGTTTAATAGCTTCCCTGTCGTTGTTGACCAATCGTTTTGCCTTGTAAAGTTTTCAAACTGTCCTCCAATGCTAGCTCTAATTGATACAGGTGTAGCATAGCTAAAATATATCTCCATATAATTCCCATTCGCTCCGTTATAACTGACTTTGTTTTTGTTCACTGTTCCCAAGTTCTCAAATGATATAGTTTTCATATTCGTTTTTATTATTTATTATAATTTATAATGTTTTTTATTCACGACCTTTATAACTATGATATCAAATACACCTGTGCTGTCAACTGTTAATAACTTCTCAAACACAAAAGCTGTGCTGTGTCAACTGTGCTATCCTGTAGTGAACGGCTGTTCACTCTGGGTGCTATGGTGTGGGCGGTATTGCTAGGGGGCTTGTGGTGTGGTGGGGTAGGGCTCGGCTCCGCCTCCGCTCCTGACCTGCTCGCCTCATCATTCGGGCGTCTTCTCTTAATAGTCTTGTGTGTGTACTCACACACTCATTATTTTATATGTATCCTTTAATTATTATTATTATAATTATATTCTTTTAATTATAGTCTTTACATAGTCGTAGGGGGTAACCCCTTCCAAGATAGGGGTATCAATATACTAGAAAAAAGAACCTGTACCTCCCCCAACCGAACAGACCAATTTCCCCACCTCCAGAGTATGGTAGGGGGTCCAAAAATAACACCCGGGGGCTATTCCTATTAAAAAGGGACTGTATTTTTTTTAGGTCTAAAAACCTTATGCCTGTTTTTTTATGGCTTAAACAAAGGGTATTCTACCAAAACAGGCATAACCAGGCATAACAAAAATAGTTGTGCCTGTTTTTATATGGCTAATCTAAAGGGTCATTCAGAAAAAACAGGCATAAGGCATAAGATTTACTAAAAAAGATTCTAATATATATAGGACCCTATACTTATGTCTATATTATCTATAGAAATCTTTTTCCCCGTTTCTTGTGCCTTGTGCCTGTTTTTTCCAATCTAGCCTTATTTATCAACATATAAAAACAGGCATAACCCTTTTTCTTGTGCCTGCCTTGTGCCTGTTGTGCCTGTTTTCGAAGGACAGTAGCACCCATAACTTGCACTCTAAATTATAGGTGCTATAATTACTCTATGGTAAGAATACCTCACAAGGGAGCTTCAATGAAACAAAAAGCTTATGCTATGCGTATCTTTGGTGGACAAGGAAAGTGTAAAAAGCAGGTCGCTCTCGACGTAGGTTATTCTCCGAATGTTGCAAACTCCATTTCATCTCACATTGAGAATAAACCCGGATTCAATTCTGCGATGGCTGCTCTGGCTGTAGACAGCAACAATTTAGCCTTAGCCGCTATGCACGAGTTTAAAGCGAGAGGGTTCGAAGATTTTTCAAACAAGGACCTGGTCGGTGCCCTTAATGCTATAGGTGCGGCGTGGTCCAGGTTCAATACGGTTCCAAAGGACCCGAATGCTACTCCGTCTACAAACAGGCTTCGCACTGTGATACTGCAGCAGATAGAAAATCAGACAAACATCGCTCCGCCAGTGGAACCTATTCCTAATGACCCAGATTTTTAATATGCAATTACACGAATTTTATAGAAGATTTTCGAAACTACCTCAAGAGAAGAGGAACGTGCTTCTTGTGGATATTCGACACGACCCGATGACCCCGATGGTTATTTTTAAGCAGTTGGAGTATGCGAGACAGATGCAGACGTTTTATACGAGCCGGGTGGATGAATTGCTAAGGATAGCGGAAGAGACTTTTAATCAAGTAGAAAATGGCAAACCTCTATAAAGACCATAATGAGAAGATAGTAAAACTCCTCGAGGAGAATCCGGACCTAATTAAAAATCAGGAGTGGAGGCTTTCGAATCTCTACTGGATTATTACAAAGGATGGGGACAAGCAGGTGTTTACTATGAACCGAGCCCAGAAGCACTTTTTTGATACTTACTTGAACATTCCGAAACCGTACCACAGGCACTGCATTCTCAAGAGCAGGCAGTTGGGATTCACGACTTTCATTGATATTTTTATACTCGATTCGATTCTATTTAACCCGAACAAGGAAGGGATTATTATTGCTCACAAGGTGGAAGACGCCACAGCGATTTTTGATAAGAAGGTGGACTTCGCATTGCGAAATATGGCGGAGGATGTAAAAGGAGCGTTCTTTAAATTGAATCACAACAGTGCCCGAAAGGTGCAGGTGGTTATTGATTACGGACCGCACAAAGGTTCTACTTCCTCGATTGCGGTTTCTGTTTCTGGTAGGTCCGGAACTTATCACTTGGTGCACATTTCGGAGTTTGCTAAGATGTGCGTGATGTTTCCAAAGCGAGCGGAGGAGGTGGAGACTGGAACATTCCCAACTGTTCCTTTTGATGGATTCATTTTTATTGAGAGTACGGCGGAGGGTATGGCTGGAAGGTTCTACGAAATATTCAATGAGAACTGGATAAACCGGGAAAAGATTACTCCGCTTTTATCGCAGGTGCAATTCCTACCGCACTTCTACAACTGGCAGTACGACGATATGGAAATGAAGAAGATTTACGAGAATATACCAACTTCCAAGATGCAGGCGTGCGAGATTGACTGGGGGGAATATCAGAAGGAGCATTCCCTTTCCGACAAGGAGATTACTTACTATTATATGAAGTGGCTGCAGTTCGGAGGAAAGAACTCCCCGGAAGCGACTAAGAAATTGCTTCAGGAGTATCCAACCACCTCGGAAGAGGCGTTCCTTTCTACTGGTCAGACTTACTTCTCAACTGCTAAGGTGGCAAAATTATTGCTAGAGGCTACGCCGGGTGTTAAAGGGGAACTTGGGAACAACGAGAAGGGGGATGTGGTTTTTAACCAGCATTCCGCTGGCTCATTGGAAGTCTTTCACGCACCAGAGATTGGGACCAAGTACATTATTGGAGGGGATACAGCGGAGGGACTCGCACACGGGGATGCTCAAGTGCTTTACGTTATCAATCACAAAACAGAGAAGTGTGATGCTATTTATCGTTCCTCGGTGGCTCCTGATGAACTGGCGACGGAGGCTTATAAGCTAGGGAAGTATTATAACTGGGCTCTACTTGGTATTGAGGTGAACAAAGATGGGCTCTGGGTGAATGATGCCCTGGAGAAGATGGGATATATCAATCTATACTATAGAAAGGTCTTTGATGACATCACCCAGAAGGTAACGAAGTTCTTCGGGTGGAAGACAACCTCCGCAACTAGACCTTTTGCTCTCGCTTCCTTGAAAGCGGTCTTTTTCAGACTGGACTCTGGATTCCCGGCAGCGATTTTAAATGAAATGTTTACTTTTATAAGAAATATCAAGGGTAAACCAGAGGCGATGGATAAAAAACACGACGACGTGATTATGGCAGCCTCTATCGGATACGCAATTTTGCAAGAACAGGGTAGATATGTCGAAGATTCATCCGGTTCGGAAGGATTTTCTCACATAAAAGCGATGTTCGGAGAAGAAAATGGAATTATTAACCATTAAAAATGAAAAAAACTTGCATATTAAATCAAATAGGTTCATAATTATAGTATAACAATCTAATTTTTATAAAAAAATATGGAAAAAGATATGACGCCAGTCACAACTAATAATATGACGACTCCTAAAGGAGATAAAAAAGATGCAGTAAAATTTCTTGACGAAAAAAAGCAAGAGATGAAGAAATCTCAATACCGAGTGAAGTTTGATGCTCTCGCTGCCGAGATTGACCAGAATTTAATGAATACTACCGTCTCTTATGGAGAAAAATTATACGAAAAATCCGGTTGGGGTTCAATGGTTATGTATAACAAGATGGCGAATGGAGCATACGACATTTCTGTCTATCCACATAAAATTTTAGATAAAGATAAAAACCGTTCGAGTGTTCCAGTTTCACAGGAACCAATTGCTTTTGCAAAAGTAATGATTGCGGCTTCAGTGCTCGGAGGAAAACTTCCAGATGCTACTGTTGTTGCTGATGATAAAGTTTATGCGAGAGCTTCTTACGAATTATGGAAGAGAAGTTGGTCAATGACTGGAGGTAACGGAGCCAACACTTTGGGTCTTACCTACCAAAATTTATTTACATACGGATGGGGAGCGTGGAGAGTTTATCCACGAAGAGTTTCAGTACAAAGAAATGGTGTTGAGAAAATAATGTTTGATGATATTTACCGAGAACCTTTGGATGTTAAAAGAACTTGGATGGGAATTGGATTCAACCACGGAGATTGCTGGTCTTGGGGTGAAGTTTACTATGAAAGAGATATGCCAAAGGAACAATTCTATTTAATGTATCCTGACGCTAAAGGTGCAAAAAATAAAAAGAAATTAGAATACTGTTCTGTTTCTAATGAAGCTAAAGATGAAAACAACGAGAAGGCTCACACGAGCGTGACTATTGGATACTACGAAAACTATTTAACCAATCGATATATTGTTGCTTGTGGAAAAATGATTATTTATGATGGTGAATTACCTAACGATGGTTCTCACGGTTCTGTTGTTACTACTCGATGTTTCGTAAGAGATTTGAATGACCCACACGGCGTCGGTCTTTATGAAATGATGAGAGGTAACACTGCGATGTTTACTTATATCAATTCCCTGAATGCACAACAAGTTGAAGCAGAAATTTCACCTCTATTATTTGGAGCTCAAGTCCAAAATGGAACTGCTACATATAAGAGAGGACCAAATGTTATAAATCCTAAACACCCTGGTTCTGATATTGATGTAGTAAAAACTTCTGGAAATGTTCAGCAAGGTATTATGTACGCTGATAAGCAGAAACAAGCAATTGAAGAAAACACTGGTGTGAACAACATCGTTGCTGGAACACAATCCGAGACGACTCTTGGTTCTACCGTTATATTAAAGGAAGCTGCTTACAACCGATTGACTCCTCCAAAGAATTCTATGGTTACTGCTCTTGGACTTGATGCCCATATCGCAAACACTTGGATGAAGCAATTATATTCTGTTGATAAAATCTTTATGATTGATTCTGAAGACCAACTAGCAGAATTCACAAAACAGAATCCAGATTACTTTATAGAATCTCAAGATGTTCTTGATGACTTTGGTATTCCAGTAAGAAAAGTAGCTACCGCTTCTAAAAATCTAAGATTAAATTTTGATTTTACACCAGAGGGAGAAGTTCTTGATAATGTTGATACTCGCCAGATTTCTGCAAAGGGTCTATTCGATGAGATGAAAAATACTGGTCACATCTGTGACTATATTGAATTTATTATCGACCCAGATTCAATGCTTCTACCATCACTAGAAATTCAGAAACAGACCTTTATGGCTCTCTTCCCTGTTATCACTAATCAGATTACTCTAATCTATTCTATGAGAAATCAGGACCCAGAAGCCGCTGCTTCCCAGCTTATGGCTTTGGAAAAACTTCTTGATGTTCAGGGTGGAGATATTTATGATTACATTTCTAAAGCTGATTATGATTCTATTCTAAAGAAACAACCTTCAGTTATGCAGCAACAGATGCAACAGAAACAGATGGAACAAGATGCTCAAAATACTGCTATGCAAGCGATGGCAGCCGGTCCTGGCGGAGGTGCTCCAGGTGCTGGTGGTGAATCAATGCCAATGGGTCAACAAATGGCTGGAGACGGAATGAACCCAATGCAACCACAAAATCCTAACGAGGTTCCACGACCACAATCCCCAATGGGTAGTGCGATAGACGCTTCAATGGGTAGAGCCGCCGCTCAAGGTTAAAAATATATGTATATGCCACTATCAGATTTCTTTAATAAACAAAAAGAAGCCCAAACGATGAGGACAACAACCCCGGCTCTTTCTAGTTTGTATACACCACCAGCTCCAGTCGCAAAACCACTTCCAGCTGTCTACAATCTACCAAATAGACAGGCTAAAGTAACCGATACTGATATCGAAGCTTTTCGACCCCTTCTTTATGGAGAAGTTAGCAATCGAGAGTATCCGAAGAAACAGTTAGAAGCTGATGTTATCTTTAACACCGTCTTGAATCGTCAGAAAGAATACGCCAAGAGAGGACAGAACAAGTCAGTCGCTGAAATTTTAGCGATGCCAAATCAGTATCAAGCTTATGGAGGTAAGCAATATCAAGAGTATGCGAGTTCGACTAATTCTTTATCAGCCGCAAAAAAGAAAGAGGTCGATGCGATTGTAGATGCGATTAAGGAGCGAATAAAGAAAGGAGATTATCAAGACAATACGCAAGGTGCTTACTTTTATATTCACAATCCAGACCAGACAATCACCTACGATAATAAGAGAAAACTATTCAAATAAATATATGTTAGAAAATCAAACCGCAAATCAAAAGAAAATAATTCTAGCTCAAAGTGAACACGCTGGAACTATAATTGAATTGATGAAAGACTGTATGGTTCAATCAGAGTTAGTCGATGAAAAAAGCGAATGGCAGACAATTGTAAATACTATTCGATTAGATACTCAAAGCACGATGATACGTCGAATGGCAGATTATTTAGAAGAGATAAGGACTGGAAAGCTAATAGAACCAAAATAAAATGAAACCGCAAACATTAAAACAAAAAGATTATACCGTAGAGATAGGTTACTCCCCAGAAGCAATTGAGAAGAAGTTATTAAAATTTATTACTAAATCTGGTGATGAATTTGAAGTAAGTGCCGAGGAACTTTCTTCAATGTTAGTTGGCGGAGTTAATTCAGAAGTCCTAGAAGCCACCTTTGTTGAATCGGACAGAATAAATGTCGTCGAGGTCGGTCGACAAATGCAGTGTGAATTAACGGAGGATATGAAGAAGGGTCAGAAGATAAATATAAATTATACGCATCCATACCCTATTGAGTTTGCTTTAATAGAAGAAGCCGCAAAAATAGCAAAGATAGATATGAGTGTTCCAAGAATTGTGTTAACGAAAGAATATATAGAGGAAGTCAAAAGTAAGTTAAAACCAGAGATGAACGAGTATATGAAGAAGTTTTATAAATCATTTAAGAACGTAAAAATTTAACCATCGTCACCACCCACGATACGGGTAGGATAAAATATGGCATCAAAAATAAAAGGAGAAGTTGGAGTTCCAGCAGAAGTAATTGGTGAGGCACCAGTCACAGAAAAGAAAGTGGCAGAGAAGAAAACAATTTTTAAAACACCTTCTGGTAAAGAAGTTTCTGAAGCTGATTATTTTTTTGGAGGTAAAGCCCCAATCAGTTTCGAGAAATATTGCGGTAAACCAGTAGAGAGAGAAGATTTAGTCGCTATTTTTAACAAAGTATTTAACCCAAAGGATAATTTTCTTTTTTATAAAGAAGTAGACAAGGAAGTTTATCTGATTATTGTTCCTATTAAGTATTCTACAACAATTGGAGAGGAACAGAATTCATTGGCTGGAGATTTTCAGAAGCACGCCATCTCTTTCCTTAATGAAGGGTCAGTAAACCTAGAAACCTTGAGAATGAAACTAGACCGAATCCCTAAGTTCTGTAAGTTCACAGATAGATAGTTTGCAAAGTTTTAATAGGCGTTATATAATTATAGTAGTAACCATCGTCACCGACCCACGATACGGGCGGATAAAATATGGAAAAAACAAATGAAGAAGAGAAGATAGAGGCTACAGTTAATGATGAGGCAGAACTTGATAAAGTTCTTGAGGATTCAATAAATGAAGTCAAAGCTGGAAAGGCACTTACTCCTGCAAAGGAGGAAGTCAAGGTAGAGGAGAAGAAGGAGGAAACTCCAGAAACCCCTAAACCGGAGGACTCCAGCACCCCTCCAGTTGTTGATGAGAAGAAAGAAGGTGAGTATGAATATCGTATTCCAAACAAAGGTAAATTCGAATCTGATGAATCTTATGAGAAGCGAATTGAACTGATGGATTTGGTAAAACGACGCAAACTTGCCAAAACTGACGAACAAAAACAACAAATATCAGAACAAATTCAGACGACCAAAAGTCAAATTAAAAACCTGAATGGAACTGATAAACTTATCAACCCACTTAATCAAAAGAGTGGAGTAGAGGCTGAAAAGAAGGTAGAAGTAGAGGATGAAGCTACAAAAGCTGACAGAGAACGTCTAAAACAACTTGGTGGGGCGACCAAAGAGGATATTCAAGAGATTGTCCAACAGGAACGTCTAGCCACAGAAGTTAAAAATACCTTAGAGAAATTCGTTGATAGACACACTGAACTTAAAGATATAGACACAAGAGAAGTTTTCTTTGATTTCGTTGATTCAAACTACAATTGGCAAAACAAGAGTGGAAAAGAATTGATGACGGTCCTAGAACTTGCTCGTGAAAGTATGTTTAAACCATCAGAAACTATCACTGAAAGAGTATTGAAAGGTGCAGATGTTCAAAACAAAGTCAACGCTATGCAGTTCCCAGGCGGAACAATCGCAAAGCAAGATTATTCTCCAGAGATGAAAGAGTCCGTAAAAGAACTCGTCGCCACTGGAATGTCAGAGGAGAAAGCTGTCGAACTTCTAACGGATTAAAGTCGCTACTATAATCCAAATTATTTATGGCAACAGTAAAACAACACACCATAAAGAATACAAGACATTTGAAAGAAGCTAACAAGGCTACTGGACAGGTATCAACATTGGGAGAAATCCTTATGGTGACAGCTGGTCTAGCTGTCCCAGCTACTTCCTCAACTGTTAAAGCTGATTTGCTCGGTGTCTGTAATGAAACAATTTCAGTCGCTGATGCAAAAACACGTGTTCTTTATATCGTACCTTCAGATGAAGATACTTTTATCTTCTCAACAACTAATGATACACTAGCAACTGACAATGGTCAGGCTATGGTTCTTGGTGCAAATTCAACAACAGTTAATAACACCCATACCACAAGTGGTACTGGTATTGTTCAACAGGTCGAACCTTACGGAGCTACTGGTGATAGACTTATCATTGGTAAATTTATTACGTTATAAGCTTAATTAAAATAAATATATGTACGGTACAATAAATGATTATGCTACTATCGTAAATAACGTATTAAAACACGTTAGCCCTAGGGTTTCACCTACAGTCAAGGCTGAATATATGGACTTTATGTTCAAAATTGATAATGCTGAAAGAATTTATTCAGATGTTGGTGTTACAGGTCTAGGAATGGGTGAAATTATCCCAGATGGTGGTATCGGTATGTCAGACGCTCCAATGCAAGGCTTTTCAAAGAACTTTGTCCAGATGCACTTTACTAAAAAAGTAAGGTTGACTTTCCAGACTAACTTCTTCTTGTTTGAGGGTGCAGCAGCAAAAATAAAATCTGCTGTAAAAGGTAAGGTTTTGGATGGTAAAAATGCAATTGAGCACGCTAAGAACTATCTTGCTCAATCTTTATTGGCTCAAGGAACAGCAACCTCATTCACTTGGTTGCCTATTAACGGAGTCGGTTCAGCAGTTCCAGTATCTACAATAGGTGCAGATGCTGTTCAGTATTGGTCAGCTTCTCACCCTCGTGAAGATGGTGGTGCTGCTTGGTCAAATGTTATCGTTGATGGTGCTACAACAAACCCACAGTTCACTTACTCATCTTTGCTAGCCGCAAGAAGGCAGCAAGCTGTTAAGAAAGACGGTCGTGGTAATCCTATGATGTCAGACCTAGATACTTTAGTTGTTCGAAGAGGTTCAGTAGCTGCTCAATATGCTAAAACCATAAAAGGTACTATTGATAAAGGATTAGCTCCACAGCAAACTAACGTATTTAACAATGCTCCTGCTACCGATACCTTTAAAATCGTGGAGTTATCTCCATACGAGAATTTGGGTATGTCAGGTCTAGCTTGGGGTATGTTTGATTCAAAGATGAATAATCAAGATGGTGGATTCCTCTATATCGAGGCTCTTCCAACTAGAGCAGAACCTGCAGTTATTGACCTCTTGGGTAACCAGGATTTGGTCTTGAACTTCAACTCTCTAGCCGTTATGGGTCTATCCGATGCAAGAAGTTGGATGTGGTCTACCGGTTTGGGTGCCTAGTTCTAGGTTAATCTATCCACCCTGCCTCCATTATGGAGGTAGGATTGGGTAGGGTAACTACTCTATTTATCAATTTTAATAACAAAATAAAACTATGTTACAAGACGCACACACAAGAAAAACATCAATTCCAGTAACCGCACCTATTGGTTCTACGACTTTAATAGCCGCACAACCAGATGCTTATATATATGTTCACGAACTTATTGGTGACTTAGCTGGTTCTGGAAATCTTATCGTTAAAGCCGGAATTAGGACATTAGCTTCCTTTGTTCTTGACGCTGGACAAGGTATGACCCTTCAGGATGAACCTGGTGAAGATGGAAGACCACGTTTCGAATGTTATCCAGGTGAAGCATTTATTATCGAAGTCACTGGTGGAACTTTCAATGGAGCTTGTCATTATTCATTAAGATATTAAAAATATGGAAGAAATTACACCAGAACAAAAAGCTTATCTTGCCACTTTCGCCGGGAGGAGAGATGCCGCTCTTCTGGAGATTTCTAACCTCCAGACGGAACGAGATAACCTTGTAAAAACAAACAAGGAGTTAGTTGATTCTTGTTCTCATTCAGAGACAAGAATGAATAAGATTATTGGTAGAATCGAAGAACTACAGAAAAAAGAAGCCGAGTTACCCCTTCTTATTTCAAAGGAAGTAGCAAGTCTACAAAACCAGAAATCTATTCTTGAAAGTACAATTGCAGGTTTTACACAGATAGTGAAGATTCTTTCCGAACAAAAGACATCCCTAGAGAAGGATGTTTCTTCTGCATTAAATACTTTTACCGTTCTAAAAGACGAGGCAATTTCCCTAGATGCTGTTGTTGACCACGTCACTAGAGTAAGTAAGGACAATGCAACTCTAATTGATGGCTTGGTTGCTAAATTAGCAAGAAGTCTTGAAGAAATTATTGAAGTAAATAGAAAAAATGTTTTGGAAACAAATGTGGTTCTTGATAAATTACCACGAATGTTAGTCGAAGTCCAAAGACACGGTTTAATAAGTAAAAAACTATAAAAAATATGAGCACATTTGGAACAAAAAATGTAGAGTTAAATTTACCAGAAGATATTGAGAGTAGATTAGCACAGGTTCAAGAGAATATATCTTTGATTGAGGCTAAAATAATTTCTACTACTAATCAAGTTGAAGCTAAAAAAATAGAGTTAGATATTTTAAATTCAAAAGTAGCCGAGGCTAACGCTGATTATACTAATAAGGTTAACGCTGGTGAGAAGATAACATCTGAACTAAGAGAACGAGAATTAAAGATATCCCAGAAAGAATCTGCTCTTGATGTATATGCTAATGCTTTAAAAGAAAAAGAAGAAAAAATAAATAAGTATTTGAACATTTTTGAGAATATGAAATCCATTGTAGGTAAATAAAAGATATGTCATATCAAGCTAACCAACCCGGTACAGAAATAACCCTCGATGAATCGGTTGCCTTAGCTCAACTGGCTGCTCTTGGAGACCCTAATCAAGTTTTAACTGTAAATGGACCCGGAACAGGTCTTGAGTATCGTGATAATCCAGCAGGAGCGACAGGTCCCACTGGTTACACTGGTCCTATCGGTCCAACAGGTTATACTGGTCCAACCCCTGACCTCTCAGGTTATGTCACTAAAGACCAAACCATTCCCCAAACATTTATAAATGGTATTCCATTATTGGCTTCTGACCACGCCAACTTTACTCTTGACCATCAAATAATAGATAAAGAATATGCCGACTCCCTAGCAGGTGGAGGTATGAAATCCTTTTTCTTTACTAAGACAGCTTCTGATGTTGCAGGAATGTATATTGCTTCTTTAATTCTACCCCCTGGTGGAATACAGACCTTTACAACCACTGCGACTGAGGGAGAAACTACAATCGCAGAATTTATTACAGATGTTGCTACTACTCCCTATCGTGTAACAGATGGTTCACGTTTCTTCTA